ATCCGGAAGGTGAAAGTCAGCACGCTCGTGAACTGCCGCAGCTCGGCCATGTGCTCCTGGCTGTAGATGGGCACGTTCTCGGTCTTGACCCAGACCACCAGCGGCGCGTGCGCCAGCCGCTTGAGCCTGAAGAGCGCCGCGATCTCCTCCACGAGCTGCATCAGCGGGTCGACCTCGGCAGGCTCGGTCGTGGTCAGCTTCTTCTGCACCGCCACGTCGACCTTGGCCTCCCGCGGCGTGCTACCCCTGGAACCCAGCTCCTGCTCGAGTCCCTTGGGCACGACGGTGACGCGCAGGGTCTTCATGTCGGCCAGGTCAAAGACCGGCTGATACGCCCGGACCGCCGTGACAGGCAGGCTCAACGTGGCCGCATTCAGCTCGGCGACCACCGCGTCAGCGATCTGCGGAACCGTCGCCGGCATGGCTGCCTTCCTTGCTGGCCAGGAGCGCCGCGGTGCTCTTCTCCAGGGCGCTCAGAAGCGTTTCCCGTACCCACTTGTGATCGCGCTCTATGGCCTCGGACATGCGCTTCTCGCGCAGCCAGTCCCGCCAGAGAACGTACCCGACCACCAGGCCGGCCAGGCCCCACTGCGCCCACATCGCGCCATCGCCGCCGACCGGCACGGAGATGGCCAAGAGCGCTCCCATCCCCGTCTTCATCGCCATGTCCACTATCACGGCGTGTCCTCCACGCCGACCTGCTTGGTGTGAATCCGGAAGGTGTGGCGGTAGAGGTCGGAATACCGCCACTCGGGCTCGCGGCCCGGAGCCATGACCTCGTAGACGTAGACCTTCGATCCCTGGCGCTCGCGCACCTGGTCCCCATGCTTCGGCGTTGACTCCGCGCCCCCAATCACCAGCTCGCGCGCCAGGACCAGGTAGTCCCTGGTCTCCGTCCGCTCGGCCACGCCGGATTCGTTCAGGATCTCGAAGACGGTCTTGCCAATCGTGGCCCGGACCTGGATGGCCTCCCCGGCGCGGACATAGAGGACGTTGCGCGAGGCATGCTTCACGCGCTCGCGTTCCAGCCACTCCAGTCCGCGCCTAAGGAGGTCCATGGCCGGCTGCCTTCCCTACTGGCTCAGCCTGGCCCGGACGGTCTCGTCGCCGTCGACCGCCGCCTTCACCGACTTCCCGAGGTATTTGTTGGCCCCGGCCTCGGAGTCGGTCTTGGCCTGCTTGTCGGCCTCGTCCCAGTAGAGCTTCGAGCCCTCCGGGATGGCGCTGCCCACCCCGACCGCCTTCGGGAAGTCGTAGACCCCCACGACGGCCACGGCGCCGAGCGTCCCGGCCTTGCAGGCGCGCTTGGCCACGCCCACCAGATCCCCGATCACCACCACGTCCCCGGCTGCCACGTCGGCTGCCGGCACGAAGTCGATGGCGTTGCCCTCATGCACGTACTCGGTGATCATCTTCCAGCCCCTCCGTCTTCCTTCTGGCCTTGTTCTCTCATGCCTTCGCACTACACTCCCGGGGCCTCCCCGCCGCAGCCACTCGACACCTTGGTGGACATTGCCTGCTGTTCGGCCGCGACGGGGAGGCGTTCTCCCATCCGTTAAGCCTCGCCCTTGACCTTGACCGCGCCCCGCGGGTCCTGCTCCTGGACGCCCACGTCCAGGTAGCCCCGGAAGCCCATGCCCAGCATGTTGGCCGGCGCGTCCACCCGCTCGATCACCGGCTCCCGGCGGCCGTTCAGGAAGACCACCTCGAAGGCCGGCAGCACCGCGGGGTTGGCGAAGAGGTACCAGGCCTTGCCGCTCGCCCCGCTGAAAAAGGCGTCCGACAGGTGCGGCGCCGAGACCACCCGGTACTTGTTCCGGTGGGGGTTGTCGGTCGGGATCTTGGTCTTGACCCCCATCGAGTCCATCATCAGCTGCGCCGCGCCGATGAGCACGTCCGCCTCGGTCTCGAGCTCGACCGGCACCACCAGGAGTTCCGGCCGGACGTTGATGGGCTTCTTGTCCCGCTCCTTGGTCCCCGGACCGGCCTTCTGCTTCCGGAAGAGCGTCCGCGCCTTGGTCAGGCTGTCCGGCCCGAAGGCGCTGTCGGCGCCGTCCAGGAAGTTGCCGTTGGCCGGGCTGAAGAAGCCGCCGGGGTTCGCCAGGAGCAGCGAGAAGAAGAGCTCGTCGATCAGCTCGGCACCGGAGCGGCCCATCTGGCTCGGGATCTCGAGGAACGCACCCAGGTCATCGTTGATCACGTCTTTTCTCGTGAGGATCAGCATCTGGCCGTAGGTGTCCGCCTTGTTGCGGAAACCCTGCTCACCCAGGCGGCCGTGCTTGAGCTCCCCGTCCGGAGCCACCTTCTCGAAGCCCCCGGTCCCGAGCAGCCGGTAGCGGGTGACCTCCTTGAAGTCGCTCACCGAGCCGACCTGGGCCAGCTCCAGCGCCGCAACCGGCGTCGCCTCGTAGCTGGCCAGCATCACCCGGTTCATCACCGACTCGAGGATCCCGGGCAGGCTCAGCGTCGAGAAGCCGGCGGTGATGGTCTCGGCCCCGTCGCCGAAGACCCGCGGAACCGACATGCCCTCCATCCGGGCGCACTCGGCCACCAGCTCCCGCAGCCCGATGTGCCGCATCGGGTGCGCCGCGTCCAGCGCCCGCTCCCCGAAGATGCCGAGCAGCTTCTTGGCCTCCAACCCCGCCGACAGGCAGACTGCCGCCTCCAGCACCTTGGCCGTCGGCACCGAGGCCCCCGAAACCACCGCCGGAGCCTTCGGCCGGCTCGCCCGCAGGACCTCGAGCTCCGTCTTGACCACGTCCCAGCCCTCGGCGATGGCCTTGGCGGCAAGCTCCGCGTGCTCCGACCCGCACAGCTTCCGGATCGACTCGATCCGGTGGATCTCCTTGGCGAACTGCGCCCGGAGCCCGGCGATGACCTCGCCGCCGTCCGGCACCCCGTCCCCGCCGGCGCCAGCCCCGCCCACACCGGGCGCGTCGGCCACAGCCACCGCCGAGGCCGCCACCGCCGCGGGGGCCGCGGCAGCCTGCTCCGCACCAGCGTCAGCGGCCTGGGCCCCTGCCGCGGTCTCCGCCTCCCACATCGCCTTCAGGTTCGCCGTCTGCCCGTCCGACAGCTTGGCCAGCTCGAACCCCTTGCCCGACAGCCACTGCTCGAAATCCATGTCCTCGACCTCCGTATCCAGAGCCAGTCTCCCGCCGGAACGCGCGGCGACCGTCGCCGACGCATCCTCGTCCGCACCCAACGCCACGAAACTCACCTCGCCCAACACCGACTTCCGGACCACGTAGACCGGGCCGGTGAAGCTCGCTCCGTTGGCCCGCGCATCGCGCCCCTCGGGGATGAAGACCACCTTCTGAGCCTTGGCGCCGATGGACGCCTGCCAGGGGAAGCCGTTCTCGCTCGAGGAGATGATCTCGCCGGCCGCCGGGCCCGTGCCCGAGATCACCCCGGAAACCGAGATCTGGCTCTCGGTGATACCGATGTTGTCGGTGTGGCCGACGATCTGGGCGACATCATGATCCTTGAGGATGGGCCGGCTGCGCGCAGCTACCCGCATCCCGGCCAGATCCACCACCACCGGGTGCGGCCAGCCGCCCAGCTCCATCGCCCCACCCGTGTAGGCCACCATCTGGAAGCGCCGGAGCTTCCGGGCTACGAGCGACCCCTCGGCCTCCATGGCCTTGGCCTCCACCGCCTGCCAGCCGGTCACCATCGACTCGATCCGAAGCTGCTTGCCCATCCCGCTCGCCCTCCCGCACCCCGCCGCGCCAAGCCGCAGATCAAGCCGCGGCATCAGCCGCCTCTTCCTCGTCGCCAACCTCCACCAGCACCGACTGCTTCGCTGGCGCTGCCTCCGCTACCGTGATCCCGAGTTCCTTCAGCAGCGCGACTTCCTTCGCCCGCTGGCGAACCTCGACCTCCCAGTCCCGCCCCTGCCTGGCGTGCTCCACCGCCAGGGTCGTGGTGTGGTTCCGCAGCCTGGTCTCCTGGGCGTTGGCTTCCTTCGCCGGGTCCACATGCTCGTGGCCGTCCCAGAACCACTGGTGCGACCAGTCGGTGCTGATGAGTCGCGCGCTCTGCGGCAGCAGCCCGTCGATCAGCACCGCCTCGCGTGCCCATGCCTGGAAGATGCGGTCGAGGATCGCTCTGCCGATATGCGCCTGGTCCACCCGGATCGACTTGAAGTAGGTCTGGTGGTCCAGGCGGCCGGAGGCGTAGTTGTAGCCCGAGGAGTTGCCGGCGGCGACGTTGAAGGGCATGTTCAGGCAGCGGGCGATCTCGTTCAGAATCTCATGCTTGAACTCCGCATAGGTCGTCGCCGGCTGCTCGGCGTGCAGCTGCCCCATTTTCCAGCCGCCAGGCATGGTGACGAGCATACGCCGCTCAAGCTCAATCGTGTCCATGGCTTCGACTGCATCCGCCTCGCCGTTGGCCGGCGAATCGGTATAGAGAATGCCCGCGAAGTCCGCGGCGCTCTCCGCCGCCGCAATCACGGCCAGGGTGTACCGGCGCAGCTGGGCGAACAGAGGGAGGGCTGGCGTGATCTCCGGTACACCCCGGCTCTGACCCGGGCGGTCAGCCCGGAAGTAGTGCAGCATCGATGCGGCCTGGACCCGGTCGTACTGGAGCCCAAAACCGCCGGTCAGGTCGCCGGGATGCTCCTTGAGCACGTGGTACTCGACCGGGTTCCCGAAAGCGTCGAACACTATCCCGTCAACCGCGTTCTCCATCGACAGCTTGAGCGTCGGCGAGGTAACCTGGTCCGCCTCCACCAGCCGCAGATCGAGCTTCACCTTGTGGGCCATCGCCGGATTGCTGGTCAGGATCCCGAAGGCTTCGCCGTCCTCCGCCCGCGCCATCCGCATGGTCCGGAGCTTCTCGGCCAGGTTCCCCGCCGCCGCCCAGTCCGAGAACGACCGCTCCACCGCCTGGTTGACTGCCGGGTCGGCTGCGAGCATCTGCAGCCTCGGCCCCGTACCCACCACGTCGTTCGCCAGCGTCAGCACGATCCCGCGGGCATAGCTGTTGTTGGCCACCTCGTACCGCGAGCGGTTCCGCAGAATGCGCCGGATCTCGGGGCTGGCCGCCGCGTTCGCCGACAAGCCATCGGCGTTCGCCCAGTGGCGGATGTTCTCGGGGTTGGTGGCCGCCGCGTCGTACCGGCCGCGCAGCAGCTTCATCAACCGCCGGTCGGCCCCCCGGAGGCGTAGGGTGGGCTTGCCCATCAGGAGGTGCTTCAGCCACCCAATCATCAGTCCGCCCCCGGGGGGACCATCTTCGTGCGCCGCAGGGAGAATCCGCGTGCGCGGGAGGCCTTCTTCGATTCGAGGTAGCGATCCGCCTCGATCTGCTCGGCGAGGGAGTGCTGCTCCATCTCGCCCGAGTCGCCCTTGGCCCGCTTGGGGCTCTTGGCGTTCCGGCGAATCTCGCGTTCCAGATCCTTGGGCATCGCATCTTCCCCCGAGGCCGGGCCGTCATCCGCTACGGATGCTGCGGCTGCACTCGTCGCTACTTCCTAAATTGGCATCAGGGGCTCGGCGTTGCGAAACGATTTCCATTTTTCACCGAAAAGTACGTATATGTACGCTGTCGCTCAAACAACCTGCTCAAACGTCGTAACCTGCCTGCCGCAATGCCGGCACTCGCGCCTGCGGCGCAACCGTCCGCAAGTCGCCGGACGGGTAAAGAGCACCCGGAAATGCCGACACCCGCATGTCGGACACTCGATCCCAAGCTTCACTGCCTGATCGGTCTTGCCGGCTGGCTGGTTCATCGCTTGCTCCTTTGCAGATCAGAGAGCCTTATGCGCGGCCGTTCCCGCACCGCCGGCCCGTCCGTGCCGGGAAGCACCGCGCCCTGGATGGAGGCCGCCACGGCGCAGCCCACCAGGCCGTCCAGCCAGTGGTTC